CTTTTTTATAATGTTTACCTTGAAAGGGCTTGACAATGTTTAAATTTTTTGATATAGTTAATACTCAAATTGAGAGAAGAATCACCTCTCAATCAATTTTATTTAAGAGTGATTCATATTATGGAGAAAAAAAGATGTCAAAAAGACAATCTAATTCTGTAAAATCAAAAATCCTTGCGTATCTTTCAAAAGAAAGCGGTTACAATACATTAACAGCAGCTAAAATGCAATCTGTTTTTGGTGTTGCAAACCCATCAGCAACAATCAATGAGTTGCGAAATGATGGTCATGCTATCTATTTGAACACACGCATTAATGCTAACGGTGATAAAGTTTCATTTTACCGTTTAGGTGCGCCAACGAAGCGTATGGTTGCAGCTGGTATCGCCGCTATTCGCCAACAAGGTGAAAGAGCATTTGCCTAAAATAATTTAGGAACCACAAAAGAGGTGTGATACATATAGGTGTCACACCTTTTTTTTATTATTAAAATGGACTTATCATGGAAATTCAAGTTAAGATTGAAGAATTAAAAAAGAATAAATTGTTTGTGGCAACACCAATGTATGGTGGTATGGCACACGGTCTATATGTTAAATCATGCCTAGACTTACAAACAACCATGTCAAAATATGGGATTGAAACCAAGTTTTCATTTCTATTCAACGAATCGCTTATTACACGAGCAAGAAATTACCTAGTAGATGAATTCTTACGCTCAGGTTTTACACACCTACTATTCATTGATTCAGATATTCATTATTCACCACAAGACATCATCGCTTTAATGGCGCTTGATAAAGATGTTATTGGTGGTCCTTACCCTAAAAAATCTATCAATTGGGCTAATGTAGCACAAGCTGCACGAAATCATCCTGATTTGGAACCAAAAGAATTAGAAACATTGGTTGGTGAATATGTATTTAATGTGGTAAAAGGCACAAAACAATTTCAGGTGACTGACCCATTAGAAGTATTAGAAATTGGTACTGGTCACATGATGGTGAAACGCCATGTATTTGATAAGATGAAAGAAGCTTATCCATTGATTCAATACAAACCAGACCATGTAGGTCAAGCTAACTTTGATGGTTCTCGTTATATCCATGCCTACTTTGATACTGTGATTGATAGTAAAGATTCAATTACTGGTGGTGGTTCAGAACGATACCTATCAGAAGATTATATGTTCTGCCAAATGTGGCGTAAAATTGGTGGTCAAATTTTCTTATGCCCATGGATGAAGACGCAACATATTGGCACTTATGCCTTTACAGGAGATATGCCAAAGGTTGCACAATATACAGGTAAATTGTAATGTTTATTGGTGTGGTTGGGTTTATTGGTTCAGGTAAAGGCTCCGTTGGTGATTTATTAGAGCAAAAAGGTTTTATCAAAGATAGTTTTGCTAGACCTTTGAAAGATGCCTGCTCTATCATGTTTGGTTGGCCTCGTGATTTATTGGAAGGCAATACTGAAGCCTCTAGACAATGGCGAGAACAACCTGATGAATTTTGGAGTGAGAAGACAGGTAAAGAATTTTCGCCTAGATTAGCACTTCAATTATTGGGCACCGAAGCGGGTCGTAATGTTTTTCATAAAGATATATGGATTAATTCACTATTGAAACGAGCGGGTGATAAGAATGTGGTCATTACCGATGTTCGTTTTAAGAATGAGTTAAAGTTTATTCATAAGCATAATGGTATCATTGTTCGTGTTAAACGAGGGCCTGAACCAGATTGGTATCAAGATGCTATTACATTTAACAAGGGTGACCGCCATATTGGATGGGCATTAGCAAAAGAGAGGTTGAAACAAAAAGGTATTCACCAGTCAGAAACAGATTGGGTGGGTTCAAAGTTTGATTATGTAATAGAGAACGAAGGCACTTTAGAAGAACTTGGCAATAAAGTAGATGACCTCTTGCAATTTATTCAAAAATGATTTATAATGATTTTGTTATTATTAGAAAAGGTGAAAGTATATGAAATTATCAAACGAAACATTTGCTATATTAAAGAATTTTGGTGCCATTAATCCTGGTATTCACTTTAAAAAAGGCAAAACTCTTAAAACAGTTTCTTCACATAAAAATATTTTAGCTCAAGTAGATATTACTGAAGAAATTCCTGCTAACTTTGGTGTGTATGACTTAAACAACTTCTTATCTGCGGTATCTTTACACAAAGATAATCCGTCATTTGAGTTTGATGAAAAGCATGTTGTAATTGTTGGTAATGGCGGTCGTAGTAAGACCAAGTATCGCTTTTGTGAACCAGCCATGTTAGTAATACCACCAGAAAAAGATATTGTATTGCCTGAATGTGAAATCTCATTAGAATTATCTGAAGCAGATTTTGATTGGATTATGAGATCCGCAGTCGTATTAGTTTCACCACAGATTGCATTTGAATCTGATGGTTTATCTGTTAAGGCTGTTACTTTAGATTTAGCTAATGATGCTGCCCATACCGATGCTCTTGAGATTGCTAAAGGTAATGGTGATAAGTATCGTATGATTTTTAAAACAGAGAATCTGTCCAAACTATTAAACGGTAGTTATAGTGTTAAGATTACCTCTAAAGGTATTTCACATTTTAAACATAAAAACATTCCATTACAATATTGGATTTCAACAGAGCAAGGTTCTAAATTTGAGAAAGGTAGTTAATCATGGCTGTTAAGATTTTTCAAAACGCCTTTGGTGGTAATGCCTCAAACTCTATTGCAATTAACCCAAATCATGTCATGTCAGTATTTGAAACAATGAGTATTAATCCAGATACTGGTGATGAAGAGCGCATGACAAACATTTTTAGTGTTTCAGGTAACACCTGGCAAGTTAAAGATTCATATCTTGATGTGCTTGCTAAATTGAATGAAGATTAATTTTATATTTTATATTATGAGGTGTGTAAATGGAACATTTATTATGGACGGAAAAATATCGTCCTAAAAGAATAGAAGACTGCATATTGCCTGAACGGTTGAAGAAACCATTTCAGGAGTATGTTAATCAAAGCAGTATTCCTAATCTTCTACTTGCTGGTGGTGCGGGTGTTGGTAAAACAACTGTCGCTAAGGCTATGTGTGAAGAAATTGGTTGTGATTATATGGTCATTAATGGTTCAGATGAATCAGGTATTGACATATTCAGAACCAAAATCAAAAGCTATGCTTCATCAATGTCACTTACTGGTGGCCGTAAAGTCATTATTATAGACGAAGCAGATTATCTACAAGCAAACTCAACTCAACCAGCTCTTCGTAGTGCGATAGAAGAATTCGCAGCTAATTGTTCATTCATCTTTACATGTAATTATAAATCTAAACTAATACAACCACTTCATTCGAGATGTGCTGTTATTGACTTCAGTCTTAAAGGTGATGAGAAGTCCTCTATGGCATCTCAATTCTTTAAGAAAATTCAAGGCATATTAGAATCTGAAGAAGTAATATATGATGATAAAGTAATTGCTGAAGTAATTAAGAAACACTTTCCAGATTTTCGTAGGGTGTTAAATGAGTTACAAAGATACAGCCAGTTTGGTAAAATTGATGTAGGTATTTTATCTCAAATTGAAAATGTTCAGATCGATGAAGTCATTAAGTATATTAAAGCAAAAAATTACTATGCTATTCGTAAATGGGTGGCTACAGCTGGGTTAGATGCTAATATGGTGTTTCGCCAAATATATGATGCTTTATATGAAGTTATGAAACCACATTTTGTACCACGAGCAGTTTTAATTATAGCTGACTATCAATATAAGAACGCATTTGTAGCTGATCCTGAAATCAATCTAGTTGCCTGTTTAACTGAATTGATGGCTAACTGTGAGTATATATGATAAATTATAGACAAGTAAAAACATATCCTATTAATAATGTGATTACAACTTTGTTTGGTCATGAATATGAGATAACATCATATCTAAAAGATAATGTCCAATGGAATAAAGTTATGAGTGTTATGGTTTCTTACAAAAACAAATATAATGATTTTGCTGGAAGATTTCTGAAATCAACATTGGTTCATTATGCGATTTATAGGTTTTCAAACCATAAAATTAAATATATTGATGAGATTGGTTGTGATTTCTTTGTTCCAGAAAAAAACATAAGGTTAGAATTTAAGGGTGGACTAAAAATGTTTCAACATAACGCTAAAACAACAGTTAAAATTAAATTGAAAAATTTTAATGGATATGAAACGCCATTAGAAAAAACTTTTGATTATCTAGTGTTATGTGATGGTAATACTGTTGGTGTTGTTTCTTTTGAAAATATTTTACCTTATACAAGTAGAAAAGATGATGGAATCTATGGTAAAATACCATACAATGTTATAGAGTTTTTTATAGAAACCGGTAAAATAAAAGATACGGAAATCAATTTAATAGATATTGAAAAAAGAATAATAGAAGAAGCTTTAGATAAAGTAGAAGCCTCTTATGCGATTTGAAGATGAGGATCCGGCTAGGAGAAACAATTTACCATATCCTATGGATGTTGGTTCTCCAAAATTTGATTTAGTTCCAGTTAAATCACAAAAAGACCATATGCTTAATATCGCAAGATTAAGCGCTCAACAAGAGTATGATAGAATTATGGAATTGGTCAATGTGTTAAGAAAGCAAGCTGATCAAATTAAAAAAAGATTAGATTTAACCAATATGATTTATGATGCCCATTATGAGTTTCAAATAACTCAAGGACAAATATATTGGTTAATTTATAATAAAAGAACACAAAGAAATATGTTAATTATTAATGGTCCTAAAGATTGGAGTTCTGGACCACCTTTAGATTATGAATACATATGTGCTGTTAAGTCATTAGGTGACCACACATGGATAGAGATTGAAAGTGAGAAGATATGAGTGTATTTGATTATGTAAATGCGATATTAGAGAACAAGAAAGATTTAATTGTTGATGAGATATCTGAAAAATCATATGACGCTTTCATCGTAAATAGAGCCCTTTCTTTACATAAAGACTGTATATTTTATGCAAATGAAATGAATCGTTTGCATTTTTTAGATAAAAAACTACAGAATGATTTTTTACTAAATATAGTCAGGTCACAAAAGAGACCATTTGCTAAGTGGGTTAAAACTGAGAAAAGTGAAGATTTAAAATGTATAAAGCAAGTCTTTGGTTTCTCCAATATAAAAGCTCGTGAAGCCATTCGCTTACTTAGCAAAGAACAAATCCAAAAATTAAAAGAACAAACCGATACCGGTGGATTAGGAAAGAAAAATGGTTGATTTGAGTAAGTTCGTTGAAGTCATTTTCAATGAACCAGATGATTTTCTCAAAGTTCGTGAAACATTAACACGAATTGGAGTATCATCTCGTAAAGAAAAAGTTCTTTACCAGTCTTGTCATATTTTACATAAACAAGGACATTATTATATTGTTCATTTCAAAGAATTATTTGCATTAGATGGTAAACCATCCAATTTATCAGAAAATGACATACAAAGACGAAACGCAATCGCTAAACTATTAGAGGAGTGGGGTCTAATTAAGATACTAAATCCTAAACTATTAGAAAACAATATTGCACCACTTCACCAAATTAAAATCATCGCTTTTAAAGAAAAGGATGAATGGAGTTTAATTCCAAAATATAATATTGGTAAAAAACCACAGGAATATTAGTCAATCTGACTAAATATGGACGTGATGCCTTTTGGGTCACATTTTGAAAACTTGCTTATTTTAAGGAGAAAGCTATGACATTAAGTCGTTTAACACCGTTATATCATACAACATTGGGTTTCGAAAACTTCTTTGATGAAGTTGAAAAACTATTAAATTCAGATTTTAAAAATACAACAACCTCATTTCCACCACATAACATTCTAAAACTAGATGATAATCATTACGTTGTAGAATTAGCTGTGGCAGGCTTTAGTAAAGAAGATATTGATGTATCTGTAAATGATGGTGAATTGATTATTAAAGGAAACAAAGAAGATAAAGCCGAATCTGGCGAATACCTACATAGAGGTATAGGTCTTCGTTCATTTACTAAGACTTTGCGTATTGCTGATACCGTAGAAGTTAAAGGTGCAGAATATAAAAATGGTATTTTAAAAATTGGTTTAGAAAATGTTATTCCTGACCATAAAAAACCTCGTAAGATTGAAATCGGTAAAGAATTAAATTTCTATAAACCAGAACTTCTTAACGAACAGGCAGCAGCAGTATAAGAGATGGAGGCTTCGGCCTCCACTTTTTTTAATAATAAATGGAGTATATTATGTTTGGTTCTGATAGTAACTTTAAAATGCCAAAAACAGTCAAAAGATTAATGGCAAGTTTTGGTGGTAGAAAAAAAATTGAATTTAAACATGCGATGATTAAAGCTATTGTAACCGCAGTCAAAGCGCCGCCACTTAAACGAGGAAAAAATATCGAAAAAGAAAAGGATTAAAAA